GATCTTCCAGAAGAAGATGAAAATTACAGTAAAAGAGGTACTACTGAAACTACTATAGTTTATCCTTACAATAATGTAGTAGAAACTATTTACACCAGTTCATATGTAATAGTAGATACAGCAGCTATTCATTTAGATGATGATTCAGGAAACGAAGATGTTACTGATAATACTTATTATCTTAATATAAGATATAAAGCTTATCATAATAAAGAACATAGAGATACTACTCCTCTTTCTCCAATGTTAGAGCAAGATATTCAACAAATGTTTTTTGTAGATATTAATAGTACTGAACTTAATAATAAAAATCTTATTGCTTATGCTTATGATTTAGTTAAGCAAGAAGAAGGAATGGAAAATTTAAGTAATGTTTAAAAAATTAAATTATGGCTGTACCAAATACTGGACAATTAAAATTATACGCTGATATTCAAAATGAAATAGGAGGTGCTCAACCAAATACTTCTTTACATGGGATGTCTATTGAAGCTGGATTTTCTACTCCTGATGCTATGTCTGAGTTTTATGGATATGTAGCAGCTGAACCACCATCTGTAACTTCCTCTCCTGCAACTAGTGTTTCTGATACCTCAATGAGAGCTAATGGAAGTTTAACAAACCCTTCAGGAGTAACTACTCAATATGGATTTTATTTTGGAAGAAGTACTAACATGACTTCTAATCCTTTTTATAATGTAGGAAACTCTTCTTCTACAAGTTTTTCTTTTAATAGAGGATTTGGTAGTTTATCAGGTAGTACTACGTATTATTATTGGGCTTATGCTAGTAATGATGGTGGAACCGGAGCTGGAGGTAGAATTACTCAAGCTACTTTAGCTACAATTTCTTATAACTTTACATCAGCACCTTCAGTTGGGTTTTCAGGAGTTGCAAGTTTTGGACTAAATGACCAACAAGACCAAGGTTCATATTATAGATTTCAATACCAACATCCTTATTATGGGTATTCAGGCCTTACAGGGTATACTTCAGAATGGTTTGGGAATGGTTTTTGTTGTGGAGATTTTACATATAGTACTAGTGGTGCCCAAACTATAGCAAGAAGAAATGATGGATCATCTACTAGCCATAGAAAGTATATAAATTGTCAAATTAGAACTAATAGAAGTGCAGTTCCAACCCAAACTTGGATAACAGCAAATGGTGGACCTTATGGAGGAGGTTCAAATACTTATACAGCAGCTTCTTCATGTAACGCACCCTATCAAGGTACTGCTCAAGGAGACTATACAGGTGAAGCTATGGGACACGCTTCAGTATTTGGAACCCAATGTAATCTTTCCTTAGGTGGTTATAATGGATATGTTGATTATAGAAACACATGGCCTTCTTCTGATATAAGACTTAAAACAAATATTACTTATCTATAATAAATGAGTTTAAAAAAAATCGGCCGGTTAAAACCGGCCGAATATAGTTATACTGATCCTTCTAAAGGAGAGACAGAAAGGTTATCAATGGGTATTATGGCCCAAGATATAAATGAAGTTTGGCCATACGAAAAATATTCTATATTACAAAAAGATTTTCAAGGATTTTATGCTGTAGATTATTATCAATTAATAGCTCCTATGGTAAAAGCAATTCAAGAACTTTCTGATAAAGTAGATAAATTACAAAAACAAATAGAAAAAGAAGCATAAATTGCTTCTTTCTTTGTTCTCGTATATATTGTAAATATTTATATCAAATATAATTCGTTATGGCAATAAAACAAACAAAGGTAACAGAGGAAGAGTTAAAAGAACTAGAAAACTTTCAACAAAACATTAATATTATAACTTACCAATTAGGACAGTTAGCGTTAAGAAAGTTGAATTTAGAAAAAGAAGAAGAAGATGTTCGTTTACAATACGAGCAAGTTCTTCTACAAGAAAAAGAATTGGGCGATCGTTTAAAAGAAAAATACGGTACTGCTCAAATCGATTTAAAAACAGGCGATATTATACAATCTGAATAGTATTTTTGAACCTCTTTTACATATTTATCATTGATAAAATAACTAACAAAAATGGCTGAAACTTTATTATCCCCAGGAGTATTAACCCGTGAGAACGACCAATCACTAGTTACTCAAGGTCCTATTGTTGCAGGTTTGGCTATCTTAGGCCCAACTGTAAAAGGTCCCGTTAATGTTCCAACCGTAGTAACTTCATATAGCGACTACAAAAATAAATTTGGTGGTGCATTCGAAAGTGCTAGTATTAAATACGAATACTTAACTTCAATCGCTGTAAACAATTATTTCCAACAAGGTGGTGAAACTGCATTGGTAACTAGAATCGCTTCTGGTTCTTACAAACCTGCTACCGCTGACGTTAGAGCAATTATGCATGCTGATTCTGCTTCATTCACATTAGAAACTATTTCTCAAGGTAAAATTATGAACAACTCAGGTAGTGTATCTACTAGTGGTTCATTAGTAAGTGGATCTAGCGACAACGTACGTTGGGAAGTTGCAGGAATTGATTCAGGAAGTGGTACCTTTAACTTATTAATCCGTAGAGGAGATGATAATTCCAAATCTAAAACTATTTTAGAGACTTGGAATGACTTATCATTAGATCCTAATTCAGGAAACTATATCGAAGCTGTAATTGGAAACCAAGCTAGAAACTTCGATACAGATAGTGATGGTAACAGATTTATCCAAACAACTGGATCTTACGTTAATAACAGCCGTTACGTAAGAGTATCTTCAGTAGGATTACCAACACTAAACTACTTAGATAACGACGGAAACTTTAAACCAGAATATACTTCATCTCTTCCACAAGTAGGAAGTGGATCATTACAAGGTGCTTTTACAAATGGTACTGGTAAAATATATGGTGCTGGTGCTAACGGAAATACAGCTTTAAAAATGTTTGATAAGATTGATGTTTCTTCAATCCAAGGACTAGAAGCTGCTTACTATACAGCATCACTTGCTCTTTTACAAAACACTGACGAATACGATTATGAAATCTTAACTATTCCTGGTGTAACAATCCAAAACGGTTCAGTAGCAGTAAACACAGCTATCGATACTGTAACAGAAAGAGGAGACGCAATTGCTGTAGTAGATACAAGAAATTACGGTTCAACACTTAACCAAACAGTCACTTCAGCTGCTACTGTAGATTCAAGCTACGGTGCTACTTACTGGCCTTGGGTTCAAGTACAATCACTTGAAACAAATAAACTAGTATGGGCTCCTGCTTCAACAGTAATTCCTGGAGTATACGCTACAAATGATAGATTAGGTGCTGAATGGTTCGCTCCCGCTGGATTTAACAGAGGTGGTGTAGGTGGTGTAATCCAAGCTGAAAGAAAATTATCACCAGCTGATAGAGATAAACTATATCTAGCTAAAGTTAACCCATTAGCTACATTCCCAGGAAACGGAACAGTAGCATTTGGTCAGAAAACTTTACAAACTAAAGCAACAGCCTTAGATAGAGTAAACGTACGTAGATTGTTAATCGAATTGAAACGTGTAATCGGAAATGTTGGTAAAACATTACTATTCGAACAAAACACAGCAGCTACTCGTAATAGATTCTTAAACCAAGTAAACCCATATTTAGAATCAGTACAACAACGTCAAGGATTGTATACTTACAGAGTAGTAATGGATGATACAAACAACACAGCTGATGTAATCGATAGAAACCAAATGGTAGGACAGATATTTATTCAACCAACCAAAACAGCTGAATACATCATCTTAGATTTCAATGTAACTCCAACAGGTGTAACATTCTAAAAGTTTAAAAAGGCAATATTTATAATAAACATAAAATAAAATGGCAGTATTAGATCCCAATGAAATAATGTTCACCGCCTTTGAACCCAAAGTGCAAAACAGGTTCATTCTATATGTAGACGGTATTCCCGCTTACTTAATTAAGAATGCTACTGCACCTGGATTCGATGCTGGTGAAATTACCTTAGATCATATCAATGTTTACCGTAAAGTAAAAGGTAAAGTAAGATGGAATGATATGACTTTAGGTTTATATGATCCTGTAACCCCTTCAGGAGCTCAAGCCGTAATGGAATGGGCACGTTTAGCTCACGAATCAGTAACTGGTCGTGACGGATATTCAGATTTCTACAAGAAAGACCTAACATTAGATATATTAGGCCCAGTAGGAGATATCGTATCAGAATGGGTAATCAAAGGAGCTTATGTTAAAACTGCCTCATTCGGTGAATATGACTGGAGCGCTGACGCTGCAATCAGTTTAGATATCACCATTGCAATGGATTATTGCATACTTAACTTCTAATACCCCAACCCTCCATACCTTTGAAAAGTGGTGTTCCTTTTGGAACACCTTTTTCTATTTTATATATTTATATCCACAAATAAGTTATTTTATTACATGGAAGAACAAGTTACAAAATTTAAATTCCCAACCGAAGTTGTGGAATTACCCTCAAAGGGGTTAATTTATCCAAAAGACAACCCGTTATCTTCAGGAAAAGTAGAAATGAAATACATGACTGCTAAAGAAGAAGATATTTTAACTAACCAAAACTATATCTCTAAAGGAGTTGTATTAGATAAATTAATTGAATCACTATTAATCTCTAAAGTTAACATTGACGATATTGTTATTGGAGATAAAAATGCACTATTAATAGCATGCCGTGTTTTAGGTTATGGTAAAGATTATACCTTTAGAGCCTACAACTCAGATACAAAACAAATTGAAGATTTTACAGTTGATCTGACAACATTAGATGATAAAAATCTAGATCCTAAAAATTTAATTGAAGAAGGTGTTAATAATTTTAATTTTGAATTACCTCATTCTAAAACACCAATCACTTTTAAAATATTAACCCACGGAGACGAGAAAAAAATAGAAAGAGAAATTCAAGGCTTACAAAAAATTAATAAAGAAAATGTACCTGAAATATCTACTCGCTTAAAATATACAATTACATCAGTAGATGGTGATACTGAAAAGAAAACAATACGTGAATTTGTAGACAAATACATGCTAGCTAAAGATTCTAGAGCATTAAGAGCAGAAATAGCACGTGTATCACCAGATGTTAATTTAAAATATGTAGGGGAAGGTGCAGAGGAGGGCATCAATATCCCCGTCAATCTTAGCTTTTTTTGGCCTGACGCCTGAGTATAGGCAAAATTTATTTTCTCAAATACATGAAATAGTATTTCATGGACAAGGAGGATACGATTGGGATACTATATACAACATGCCTATTTGGCTTCGAAATTTTACCTTTAAAAAATTAGAAGAATGGTATCAAAAACAAGAAGAAGCTCAAAATAAGCAACAAAACATGCTTAAAAATTCAAAAGAGATAGCAAGACCTAATATAAATCCTGCTAATGTATATAATGCATCAGTGCCTACCAAAAAGTAGGCACTTTCTATATTTATATACGATAAATTCTATAAATGGCCTCACAAGAAGAATTAGATAGATTACAACAAATTCGCGATTTAGAACGTGAATTAGCAGGAATTAGATCAGAAACTTTGAATGAAGTTAGAGATATGTCTAATTTTCTTTCTGATAGTGCTACATCTTTACAATTAGAAAGGGCAGAACGTAATCAAATACGTTCTATAGCTAGACAAATAAACAAAATAGCCCAAGAAAGTTATACTATATCTTTAAATGAATTAGGTACTTCTAATAATTTAGCTAAAATTCAAAAAGATAGAAATTCTTTAGAAAATAAATTATTATCTTTAAATCAATTAAAAAATAAATTATTAGAAGATGGTGGTGAAATACAAAAAGATGTAGCTGAAAATATAGATAAACAAGTTGAATCCACAACAAAACTTCTTGCTGAATTAAAACTTGTTGAAGAAGAATCTTCAGATATTAAAAATAATCTAGGAGTAAAAGGATTTGCTGTTACTGAAGATATAGTAGGAGCAATCCCAGGACTAAGACAATTTAAAGGAACATTTTCAGAGGCGGCAAATGCTGCTAGAGGAATAGCTGCCTCTGGGGGAACTGCAACACAAGCATTTGCTGCTGGGGCTAAATCCATTGCTTCTGCTGCTAAAGCTGCCCTACCATTACTTATCATTCAGCAAGTTGTTAAAGCCTTTTTACAAATAGATGAATCATCAGGTAAAATAGCTAAAAATTTAGGTATTTCCTATAATACTGCTCTAGGTTTAAATAGAGAGTTTACAGGTATTGCTGCTACTAGTGGGAATATATTTGTTACTACCGAAAATTTAAGTGAATCATTTTTAGCAATTAATAATGCTTTAGGTACTAACTCTTCTTTAAGTGAAGACTTACTAGTAACTCAAACCGAATTAGTAAAACAAGCTGGTTATAGTGTAGAAGCTGCTACCCAAATTGCAGCACTTTCTTTAGCTACAGGACAATCTTCTAAAGATATTACTACTGAATTTTTAGGACAAGTTACTTTACTTAATGCTCAAAATAACTTAGCATTAAATGAAAAAACACTTTTAGAAAGTATAGCTAAAACATCTAAAGGTACTTTAGCTACTTTTGCTTCTCAACCTAAAGCATTAGCTCAAGCTGCTTTTGAAGCTAAAAAATTAGGTTTAGAGTTATCTCAAGTAGAAAAAATAGCAGATGGATTATTAGATATAGAATCTTCTTTAACTGCTGAATTTGAAGCTGAAGTAATTTCAGGAAGACAATTAAACTTTGAAAGAGCAAGGTATGCTGCTTTAACTAATGATTTAGCAGAAGTTTCTAAAGAATTATCTGCCCAAGGTATTACCCAAGAAAGCTTTTCAAAAGCAACCCGAATAGAACAAGATGCTATAGCAGCAGCTATGAATATGAGTAGGGATGAAATGGGAGAAATGCTTTTAGAGCAAGAAGCCTTAACTAAACTTAGTGGAATTCAAGGTGCAACTGCACAAGAAAGATTTAATAATTTAGTTAAAGAAGTTGGTTTAGAAGAAGCAAAACGAAGAATTGGTGATGAAACTTTATCTAATCAACTAGCAAGCGTTAATACACAAGAAAAATTTGCCCAAATAGTAAGTAAACTACAAGAAATGTTTGTTCAAATTGCAACACCTTTAATGCCTTTACTTTCAGGAATTGCTTCAATCCTTAGTGCTTTAGCTCCTTTATTCCCTCTTATTACTACAATAGCAGGTTTTGCTACAGCTAACCCTTATTTAATAGGATTAGGAGCTACAGGTTTAGTAGGACAAGCAATTGGAGATGGTATAGCACCTGCTTCAAAAGGTCCATTTACTATTACAGATAGTTATGGTGGTTTAGCAGTAACATCTAAGGGCGATTCACTAGCCGTATCACCTAATATTAGAAGAGACGATAGAAATAGTGGCACTACAATTGATTACGATAAATTAGCAGACGCAATTGCTAAAGGTGCTGAACGAGGTACTTCACGTGCTACAGTATCAACATATCTAGATGGTGATAGAGTATCTACTCGTTTACAACCGTCACTAGCAGTTAACACTAGAAGATATTCAGTTTAAAATATTTATAATAAACTAAAATTAAAATTATGACGATCCTAGGAACAGAAAAAACATCTATTTTAAGTAAAGGAGGAGTAAAACCAAGTAACTTTGATATATTAAGAAGCTCTAATCTACATGATTTAGCTTCTGTTGATGGTCAAGGTTTACCTCAAGTAAATCCTGTAATAACAAGACTTCAACCTGCTAACCCTTCAGAACTTGATTTAAATAATGGTGGTTTTCCAAAAGAAGGCACTTATAGAGACAACGCCCCAGAAGGAGCATCCTTTTAAATATGGCTATAAAAGATCTATATAACGATCCTGATAGCTTTAAGTACAATTCAAAAGGTAACAAGTACACAAAAGATATTAGAGGTGGTGGGTCATCAGGACAACCTTGGATAAAGGCACCCGTTCCTGATACTATTGACCAACTTAATAACTTAACTACTGAAGCCCTAAGCTTAGACTATCCTATTCGTGGTGGTAAGTATGAGGAACTAGCCGCTAGAACGGACTTTGCTCGTATAGATCGATTCTTATTATCTTACCCTTATGGTAAAGCATTTTTAGATAAACAAGAAGGATTAAATGCCTCTAATCCTTTAATGGAATCCCGTCAACAAGGTGGAAGACCAAATACTATGCAATATAGTGGTGGTAGAAACCTAATGAAGCAAATAGCTGAAGGTGGTACTGGATTTCATTATCCACAAGCGGGATTAAACGAAAATGAACTTGGTTATATTGAAAATACATATCAATATGTTGTATCACATAAACCAAAAGACGAAAATAGATTAGTTGCCTTATATAATTTTAAAGTAAATCCTACTCCTGTAGATGAATTTACTGGAGGTGCAATCGCTAGAAAATTAGGTATCAATGATACTATAGATTCAGAATTATTCTTTTATCAAGGTGGTCCTGGTTCATTATATGGTTTAGGTAGTACTACAATTCGTACTGCTACAGATGCTAAAAATCAACCATTATTAACTAAAAGAGCTCCTAACTTTATTGGTCCTTATTATCAAACTAATATAGATAATATAGACGTACAATCTAGACCACAAGTAAAATACCAATATTTTAATACTTTAGGAACCAGTAGAATATACCAGTTAGGAGATACTTTAACTGGTGTAAGTCAAGATAATCAAATACAAAATACTTATCAACAATCTAGTAAATATTTTATTAGAGTAGAAAAGGTACCTTCTGTAGATACTACTACTCAATATGATCAATTAAAATACACAATGGGTTATACTGCCCTAATGAATCGCACTTCAGTTAAACCTGGAGATATGGCGATTAGTGATTTTAGACAAAATGTACTAGATCCTTCTTCTGTAAATAAGAGAGATTATAATGATACTAATACTAATATTACTACTAGAGTAGGAATAGGAAACCCTGGTGCTAGAAAAGATAGAACAAATACAAGTACTCCCTTTATACCTGGTCAAGATAAAATTAATATAACAGATATTCAAACTAGAAAAAATAGTGATGGTATAACTGGTTTTGCTAGAGATTTAATTAAATTTGCTTTTGAAACAATAGATAACAACAACCCAGAAAACTCTAGAGCAATGTTTTTTAGAGCATTCTTAACTGGGTATAATGATTCACATGAAGGACAGTGGGATGCAAAACGATATGCTGGTAGAGGAGAAAATTTTTATACATATCAAGGATTTGATAGATTAGTTAGTTTTAACTTTAAAGTAGCTGCTCAATCAAAACAAGAAATGAGACCGCTTTATAGAAAATTAAATTACCTAGTTTCTACTTTATATCCAAACTATACTGATTCTGGGTTTATGAGAGGTAATTTTACTAAATTAACTATAGGAGATTTATTTGTAAGAACCCCAGGTATTATAACTAGTTTAAACTTAACTGTAGCAGATGAATATGCTTGGGAAATAGCAATGAATGAACCAGAAGGTGGTAATGATTCGGATATGTTAGAAATACCACAAATTATAGATGTAGCTGTAAGTTTTAAACCAATACTTAATGTTTTACCACGAAATGGTAGTTCTTCTGCTATATTATTAACAGCAGCAGAAGGTATAAGTAGCAAAGCTTATAAATTTTTAAATATTTAATGGCAAGAAGATACGAAAATATAGGAACACAAAGAGGAATAGGTGGTAAAATAATTTATTTACCAACCCAATACCCTAACCTTGTACCTTCAAATAATGATTATTACATTATATCAAGAGATCAAGATAGATTAGATTTAATAGCATATGATTTTTATGGTGATGCTACTTTATGGTGGGTTATAGCTATGGCAAACGATTTACCTGGTGATTCAATGTTTCCTCCACTTGGTTTTCAATTAAGAGTACCTGCAAATTTAGATGCAGCATTAAATGCTTTTGATATTACTAATAGTTAAAAAATGTTATGGCTAAGTATAAAAATATTGTTGGTACTGGATTACTAGATTACGTTCAAAATCAAATTATAGAACGTGAAAAAATAGCTAATAAGCAAACTCGCACCCCTTCTGATATACAATGGTTAAGTAATAGAACAGGATGGTTCCGTCTTAGTTCAGGAGTTGATTATAATCCATCTCCTCCCCCAATTAAACTTACTTATGTTACTACTAAGGCACCTACAATATCTTCCCCTAACCCTCAAACTGGAACTGTTAATTCTACTACTTTAGATATTTCAGGTAATCCTGTAACCTCTGAAAGTGGACCAACTACATCTATATTTGATGTAAATCCTCCTTATACTGATGATTTAGCAAAAAAGTATATTTTACAAGGAGGTACAGTTTCAACTACAGATGGAAACGATATAAATTTAAAAAAAGGTTTTGATGAAACTTATTCTCAAGGAGCAACTGATAAATTAGGTTATAAACCTATGCCCGGTATTACAGGTGTTAAAGTAGGTACTGGAGGTAGATGGCAAACCTTAATGCAAGCAGATATAGATTTTATTTGCTATGACTTAGACCAGTTAGATATAATGTCTAAACTTTACATGAGTTTAGGTATGACTGTATTTTTAGAATATGGACATACACCTTATATAGATAATGGAG